CCGGGAGGTTCAATTTTTTTACATAATGATAAAGATATTGAAGACCAACCACTTACCCTTGATATAATGGGCCCAAGTATCCTACATTTCTCTATTCAACATCCAAAAGGTTGTGATTTTCATGTATCAGGATGGGGCAATATCCCAATTGATAATGGATCTACGTGGCTTTTTTCTAATGTATGGAACCATGAGTGTATTAATAATAGTGATAAGCCACGTTATCATATTCTTACTAATGGATGTAATATGGATTCAGAATTTTGGAATCCTATTGTCAGAAGAAGTTGGAAAAATTTCATAAACGGATATAATAATGTTAAATTCTAATAAAGTATTAAATGAGATAGCTGAAAAAGAAATTTATTTTTGCTATTGGAGAACTTTTTCTGATTGGGAAGATGAGATTGATGATCCATATTTACTTGATCTTGCAGATCAGTTTACAAAATCGAAACTTCAAGGACAATTGGCCAACATTCATGCAAACATATATTACAGTGAAAATAATGATTTACAAGAATGTATCAAAGATGCATTATCTAGTGAGAGGAAATATGCATTAATTCAAAAACCGGGACATCGTCTTAGTCATGATACGTGTTTTTATTTGATTGAACAAGCAGAAGCTTCTCCAAATACAGCTATGCTTTGTCATATTGTTGACAATGATGCTAAAAGTAGAATTCATTTGAATAGAAATTGGTATAGTATACATCCTCAAATGATGTTTTTAAATTTGGAAATTTATAAAGATATTCATTGCCCTGACCTGCACACTTCTAGTATTTTGACAATAGAAGAATTATATGAACCTGAAAGATGTGTTGAAGATTTTCATGATGATTATACACCTCTATGGTTAAAGCCGAGAGATTATAAATTAAAAATGAAAAAAATTGAAAAGGGATCACGTATGGGATGGGGGTGGAACTTTTTAAATACAGTTTTTAAATATGGATATAATGTTGAAGGATTTAATTATAAAATAAGAGAAAGTAAAGAATTTTTTTATTTAGATGAAGTACAAAAAGATAAAGAATTACTTAATGAACTGGAAACTAAGGTTAGATATCAAACTTCACTTACAACTAGAGGATATTCTAGTAAATTATATGCATTTAATTCAGAACCATATCCAACAGAAATACCTGAAAATAATTTTTATGAATTATTAGAAGAAATAAACGCACCAAAACAATTTGATAATTATGTAATTTTATCTTCTGGATTTATTGGAAATCATATTTTAAAAACTTTTAATTATTCAGGAAAAGAAAATGTTATATTTTATGATATAAGTGGACCTTCTTTATCTTTTAAGAAAATATTATCAGAATATTGGAATCCAAAAGAACAAACATTTAAAGATATATTTAATGAATTGGTTAATATAAAATTTAGAGATTTGAAAAATAATGAGGATAGTTTAATAGAATTTTGTGATGATATTGAAGAATTTGATGAATTATGGACAGAAGAATGTACTAGATGGGGAGGATTAGATAATTTTGTACAACATTGGGAAACATTTGTAAAAAATAGACAGCGACATCAATATTGGAGATGGGACATTTTAAATAATTATGAGGGTTGGCAGGTTAATGAAATTAATAATCTCAAAGGAAATACATTTATATGGGTTAGTAATGTTTATGCTAATGAATATGCATTATGGGAACATAAAAATTATTCAAATATTTTTAAGCAATTAAAAAAACTTATTTCTAAGTTAAATGATCAAGTATATGTGTACGGATTTTTACCTGATATTAAATTAGATGATGATGATTCAGAACGAATATATAATAGTTTTGGTCGAAAAGTTTTACAAGGTGAAATATATACAAAAAAGTTTTTACAGGAAAACATAAATATTCCTACAAAAAATTTTTGTATATTGCCGTGGATACATATGACATCAAGTGTGGCTGGTTGGTATCGAGTATGTTGTGACAGTAATAAAAATTTACGAGTGGGTAGTGATTCAAAAGATGTTACATCCCAAGATGCATTACATGCAAATGTTGCTACAATTAAAGATGCATTTTATAGTCCAGAAATGAATAAAATAAGAAAACAATTTTTAAATAATGAAAGACCAAATATTTGTTCAACGTGTTGGAAAAGAGAAGATATGGGAATCGCAAGTTTACGAATTGCCATGAATGGGAGATTTGCGGATAATATTGATACATTTAATTTGAAAAAACCAAAATTAAAATATTTAGATATAAAGTATGATAATAAGTGTAACTTAGCATGTAGAATGTGTAGCGCAGGTAGTAGTGATCAACATCAAAAGGAATTACTCATTCAAGTCAATGATGGTAAACGCATACCAAATCATTTTGATTATGGTGAATATGAAAATAATAATAAGTATAAAAAAGAATTGTCTCATAGATTATCATCTCATGCTGAAAAACCATTTTTAGAACAAGATGTTATTTCCGCTTTACCAGAATTAGAAGTTTTAAAGGTTACTGGTGGGGAACCAACAGTTAATCATAAATTTTTAAATGCAGTTGATTATGCTATAAAAAATGATTATGCTAAAAATATAGTATTAGATTTAACTACTAATGGTACAAAATTTAATTCAGATTTATTAGAAAAAATTTCACATTTTAAATTTTGTCGTTTTAGAATTTCTATAGATGGTACTGATAAGCTTTATGATTATATTCGGTATCCTTTTAATTGGGATATGTTGAATAAGAGTGTTAATTTAATGTTTAGTCATTTTAAAGAAAAGGAATATTTACAAAACAGGGTTTCAGTAGGATTTTCTATAGTTGCTCAACCATATAACATATTTAATTTGGATGATATTTATAAATGGGCAGACGAGTTATATAAAAAATATTATACAAATCTTTCAGAACATGATGGCCCTGATGCAATGATAGATGTGGCTGTTGATTTCCAAATGATACCACAAAGTAGTGAATTGAATTCTGAATTTATTGATCATGATTTATTAAAATTAGCTTTAGAAAAATTTGAAGCAAATACAAAAGAAGTTGTAGGAATTAAACCACGTTTAAAATTCTTTCAGAATTTTGTTAAAAATACAATTGTCAATAATATAAAAGATTTAAAACATTATCAATTAAAGAAAACAACTAGATTTTATGATAATATTAGAAATCAACAATATAAAAATCATTTAGCATCAGAGATGATTGATTATTTAGATAATGCACCACCCGCGCCTTGGAAAAAAGAGGATAGTGGATTTTGTATTTTGCCTTGGATGCATTTAAGTACTAGAACTACAGGCAATATGCAATTATGTTGTACAGCTAATAGTAGTAGTGATGATGAACATCCACAAATAGGTTGTAATAGAAAAGATGATGGTCAATTGGTTAATTTAAAACATGATAATTGGAAAGATTATTGGAATACCAATTATATGAAAAATGTGCGTTCAGAAATGATTAAAGGAAATAAACCACGAGAATGTCAAAAATGTTACAAAGAAGAAGAAGTTGGATATAATAGCAAACGTATTTGGGAAAATAAAAAATGGAAGAAAAAATTGGATTATAATTCGATTGTGTGGCATACTAAAGATGATGGAGAAGCACCAGCAAAAATTCATTATGTTGATTTAAAACTAGGAAATAAGTGTAATTTAGCCTGTTCAACTTGTAATCCAGATGATAGTAGTTTTTGGATAAAGGATTGGACAAAAATGAAGAATAGTAATATAAGTTCAGATTTACAAAACAAATTAAGTTGGTCTAAGGGGAAGGATCAAAATGGTGGATATAATTGGTATAAGAATGAACAAACTTGGAAAGAGTTATCAGAGCAACCAATATCAGATGCGTATATATTAGGAGGTGAACCTACAATTATAAACGAATTTAAGGATTTTATTAAAAATTCTCCAAAAACAACAAATTTACGCTTTAATACAAATGCTGAAGAAATTGATGATAAATTATTTTCGATGTTAAAGAGGTTATCATTAGTAGAAATTGCTGTGAGTCTGGATGGTGTTGAGAAGCGTCATGAATGGTTAAGATATCCTAGTAAATTGGATACGACAATGCAAAATCTTATAAAATATAATAATTTTGCAAAAAATAATGAACATATAAAAATTAATATAGACACGACTGCGAGTATTTTTAATATAATGCACATACCAGATTTTATTAAATGGAAATTGTCACAAGATGAAATTTCTGAAATAAATAAATGGCCTGAACATGGAGGAATGATAGGAATTCATTTTTTACATAGTCCTAATTTTTTAAGTGTAAAATGTTTAACAAAAGAATATAAAGAAAAAATTTCAGACAAATATAATGATTTTTATAAATGGTTGGAAGAAAATTTTGAATATTATGATCGAGTATTGGAAAAACCAAATGGAATTAAAAAATTAAAATCATTAATTGAATTTATGTGGTCTGAGGATCAATCTAATTTATTGCCACAGACATTTGAATACATACAAAATTTAGAAAATATTAGACAACTTAATTTTAGTATAATTTTTCCTGAATTAAAGGAGTTGTATAATGAATACAAATAATATAAGTTATTGTCCCGTCCCTTGGACTAGTTTTAGTATTAATAATAATGGACAATATCGTATGTGTGTTCAAGCAAATACTCATAGAAAAACTAGAGGAGTTTGCAGAAAAGATAATAATGAAATAATGACAGCTGATAATGCTTCTATAAATGAAGCAAGAAATTGTAAATTATTAAAAGACGTTAGATCATCTATGTTAAAAGGCGAAAGGCATCCAGTATGTCAAAGATGTAATGAGGAAGAAGATGCGGGACAACAAAGTAGAAGAGTTGTGGATAGAAGAAGATATGAGCAGAGGGCATTGCGAGAAGGACAAATTGAATTACAATGTCCTTCGTGGGAAAAGCCTTTAGTTGAAGACAAAACCCTACAGTCTTTTACTATAGATGACGCTAAAAATTTAACAAAATCAGACGGATCTATTGACTTCTCTTCACCTATTTTACATACTGATATTAGATTGGGGAATTTGTGCAATTTAAAATGTAGAATGTGCGGACCGACAGAAAGTAGCCCTTGGAAAGATGATTGGTATAATGCTTTTGGATGGAATAGATTTAGACATGATGCAGCAGATGATAAGTATTTGTATTTAAAAAAGGATAAACAAGGTCAAATATGTATAGATGGTTTTGATCCTTATAGTTGGCATGAACGTGGTGATATTTTTAATCAAATAGTTGAAAATGCCCCTAATATTGAAATGATTCATATCAGTGGTGGAGAACCTACTATAGCGAAAGCTAATTATGAATTATTACAAAAATTTATTGACACAGGTAGATCTAAGCGTATTGCATTAGATTATAATACTAATTTAGTTAATATACCTGATAAGGCATTTGAATTATGGAAACATTTTAGACTTGTTGAATTGGGCGGAAGTGTTGATGGTATTAAAGATGTTAATGAATATATACGCTTTCCGAGTAATTGGAAAAAAATTGAAAAAACGGTTCATAAGATTGATCAAATTCCAAATATAAATGGATGGTTTACTACAACAGTTCAAGTTTTTAATGTATTGAATATTCCTGAATTAATAGAATGGACAATAGAACAAAATTTTAAAAGATTTAATATAAATGGTAAACATATGTTTTTTAGTATGCACCATTTACATAATCCATTATATTATAATATTAGATGTTTGCCAGAACGAATAAAACTATTAGTTCAATCTAAATATGAAAGTTTTTTAGAAAGGTTTCCCAAATTAATAGAACAGAGAAAGGTGTGGAAACATTATGAGAATATTGTGGATAATGATTATGTAATAGATGTAACAACGAATTGTTTAAATTCTATTTTAAAATATATGTGGGCACAAGATGAATCATATCATATTAGAGAGTTTATTGATCGTACTGAGGCACTTGATAAGTATAGATCACAGAATTTTCGAGAATCTTTACCTGAGATAGCTGAACCAATTTATGCACATTTAAAAAATATAAATTATCCGAGGAAAAAAAGAATTTTAAAAGAGAATAGTATATTATTCAAAGATAAGCACCACGCAATTTTTGATCCAAATTTTCAAAAATCATTAGGTGAATTACCTTGGAAAGAGGAATTTGAAGCTTCGGGATTTTGGGAATGTAAAGAAGAGTTTTTAAAAAATATAGACTCATGGATTAAATCAACAAAATTAAATAAAATAAAAGGATTAGACAAATTCAAACAAAAGCATATAATTATAGGTACTACTCAAGCACTTGATGAAAGTTATTTTAGATATAAAGATAGAAGATTGAGATTTTATCGAGGGGAATATCATTATCATAGAAGAATCTTTAATGAATGGGAATTTATAGATACGGAATATCCCCACGACGATATTCAAGAACCAATACAAAAAAATGATTGGGTTATAATTAGTATGCCATTTTGTGGAAATGGGAATCAAGTTCCATTTTTACAAGAAACTCTCGATTCATGTTTAGAAAAAGATGTACCAGTACTTATTGATTGTGCGTGGTATGGTACATGTTATGATATTACTATAGATGTTAATCATCCTGCCATAAAAGAAGTGTGTTTTAGTTTAAGTAAAAGTTTGGGATTAGGTCATTCGAGGATAGGAATTAGATATAGTAATTTTACTGATGGTACAATTGCTGTAACAAATGATTATAATCATTTAACATTATCAATGGCGCATATAGCGAATCATCAAATGAATAATTTTTCATGTGATTTTATACCTAATAAATATTTAAACTGGCATAAAGAACTTTGCAAAGAATTTAAATTATATGAAACAAAATGTATGCATGTAGCGTTAGGTCCACATGAATTCCCTTGGATTTTAACGGAAATGTGGGATGGATTTGAAAAAATGCCAGAATGGAAAGATACTAGTTTGCATTTTTTAGATGATGAAAAGTATGTTAAAATTGGAATCCGCGAAGCATTAAAAGCAAGAAGACAAGGAAAATTATGAAAGAGCAAATCAAGAAGGTGTTCTGCCCTGCACCATTTTTACACACCTATACTAGTATGGGTAATAGTGCTTTTAAATTATGTTGTATGAGTGATATTATGGATAGAATTGATACACCGGCAATTCGAGAAGGGGATACTGTAGCCAATCAACAAGAAAAATGGTGGTCAAGTGATAAGATTAAAACTGTTAGAGAAGCTTTTTTAAAAAATGAATGGCCCGTTTTAGAAGATGGTTCAAATCCTTGTAATTATTGTAAGCATTATGAAGAAATTGGTGCTGAAAGAGAAAGTGCTAGAATTGATTTTATAAACAGATATGCACCAGAAGGTATTACGATGGATAATATGGGATTTAATGTTGAAACAGGAAATATATATGACCATCCAATAGACATAGATTTGCGACCAGGAAAATTATGTAATGCCAAATGTCGATCTTGTAGTAGTATTTGGAGTAGTAAAATAGAAAAGGAAGTTTTAGATAATTATGATTTATTAGAAGGTACATATTGGGATATGTGGACTGATAATCCGTGGCAAATGAAAATGGCTGAATCTATTGATTGGGATCAAGATAATTCTCGATTATATGATAATTATAATCTTGAAGGTGTCCGTTGGTTAAAAATGTCTGGAGGAGAAACATTTATAGATCCAAGTTGTATAAAAATATGGAAACAGTTAGTTGAACATGGTGATGCTAAAAATATACAACTACATTTAATTACTAATGGTACAGTTTGGCCTAAGAAAGTTATTGATCTTCTTTCTCAATTTAAAGGGTTACAATTACGGTTTAGTGTTGATGGATTGGGAAAAGTTTTTGAATATTGTAGAACAGGATGTGAGTGGAAAAGAGTTCATACTAATTTCTTAAAAGCGTGTGAATTACCAAATATTAATAGTATAGGATTTAATAGTGTAATAAATGTATATAATATTTTTCATATTTACAATCATGTTGCATGGATGATAGAGCAAAGCCGTAGATTTGAATTTATAGATCCACCGGCACTACATCCAATAGTTGAACCAATGCATTTAAATATACATTGGTTAGATGATGATCATAAAGATTTTATTAGAAGTGAAATAGAGAGAGTAATATATGATTATAATATTAATGAAGAAGAACAAGAATGTTTTCAGCAAGTATATTCAGATCTTAATAAAGATGTAAGTCATTATAGAAAAGATTCAGAATTTGTAGACAAGTTACCAGATGATCTTGAAAAAAGAGGTGATAGATGGATGTTACCTAATATAAAATATAATAAAGAGCAATTTATTAAACATACCAGATTAGCAGATAAATTAAGAAAAACGAATGTTTTAGATATTACACCACAACTTGAACGATATTTAATATGATTAATTATGGAATTAAAAAGAAAATATTTTATTTGTTGGATTGACAATTCAAATAATGTTGATCCTGTTGTTAAAGGTCTTCATAAAAATTTAACAGAATATTGGTTTTTGGAATTAGATTGGCAAGTAAATCCCCAACCTTATCCATATCCACCGCCGTCTTCATATGAGAAGTCTTTTAAACTTTTTGGTACTTATGTTGAAGCTCTTGAATTTTTAAAAACAAAATCAGTTGATCATGCAATAATAATAAAAGTTGGACATGATTTAGAAACAGAGGATGATTCATTTATACAAGAATTAGATCAAGATATTATAGATAATGATGTTTTTATAGGAGATCAAGAATTATATTATTTAAATGTTAAACAATGGAAATCTAAAGGATGTCCTTTATTATCAAAAATAAAAGAAAGAAGAGAATTTAGTTCTCAAATTAAAAAAACTCTTACTTATATAGCTGATCAATATGATGTTTATAATTTTATAAAGGATAGTGCATTTTCAGCCTTTCTTCCTTGGAATACGGAGCCAATTTTACCTAAAGGAGATAAACCATCTATTCATTGTCATCATTTTATAAAAGATGTATCTGTATTTTATACAGTAGCTTGCGGACTTAATCATTTAAAAATTTTAAAAGATACAGGTTATACTAAAGACTTGAAATTAGTATTTTTTGATAGTAATGAATATTCATTATATATGATGAAACAAATACATGAAAATTGGAATGGATTAAATTATAAAGATTTTATTAGTAGTGTAGATGTTTTGGATGGAGCTCGTGAAATAAAAGAAGGCGAATTTGAAAAGTATACTGATTATTTTGGAGGAATGCAGAGTTGGTTATCCTGGTTTAATGAATTTAAAGATAATGTAAACATATATTATGATCATGTAGATTTATTGGATTCAAGATTTTCTATTCATAATTTTATTTCTAAACATGATGAGGATGAAAATTCGGGCACAAAATTGATGTGGTTAAGTAATATTTTTCAATATCGACCCACTGCAGTATATATGGGATTATATTATAGATGTACTAAGCAAATTGAATTATTAAATAAATTAAATGATATTGATAATTTTTATGTCCGACGTGGAGGAATACCAGTAAATCAAGTTGGACATTGGTTAGAAAAAGATAAATTTTTAATTAAGGAATTTTTATGAGACGTGAAATTCATGAAAAAATAAAATATAAAAAGGGATTTCATTGTCCCGCCCCATTTATGCATACTTATGTAAACGCATCAAAAGATTCAATTAAGATGTGTTGTGAAGCGCGCTTCACGAAAGCAAAGTTTAGTGAAAAATCTTCAGGAATTCCTGCAAAAGAAAGATTGAAGGAGTTTTTTTATAATGATAAACAACTTTTGGAAATAAGAGAAAAATTATTAAAGGGGGAAGAACCGCTTGAATGTTTTGTATGTGGTGATCGAGAAAGAAAGGGATGGTCTAGTGATAGACAAGAATTTATAAAACGAGACGGCCATGTTACTCCAGATTTAAAATATGGAAATCGAGATAAACAACCATTGGCATTAGATATTCGTCCTGGTAATGTTTGTAATTTAAAATGTCGTATGTGTGATCCAGGAAATAGTACAGAAATATATAAAGAATTAGAACTTCATCCGGTGTTATATCAATATTACATGGGTAGACCTGAAGGAAAAATTTCAAATAATATGGATATTAATAATTTTCTTTCTGATATTGATTTTACACTTATAGAGAGATTAAACATATTGGGTGGAGAACCTACAGTAGATCCAGATTCAATAGCATTTTTAGAGAAGTTAATTGAAGAAGATAATACAGATTTACATTTAAATATCACTTCTAATTGCACAAATTTTAATAAACATTGGCAATTATTTAAACAATTTAATAAATTAAATATTTGCGCGAGTTTAGATGGTATAGGAAAAACATATGAGTATATAAGAACAAATGCCAAATGGAACGCAGTATTACAAAATATTAATGAATTACAAACTCTTCCCAATCTTACACATCTTTCAATTAACATGGTTGTACAAATGTATAATATTTTTGATGTAAAAGAATGGGCAAGATATTTTTATAATATGAGAAAAGAAGGATATCCTGAAGGGCGTGCATCTGTTGGAGCTGCATATATTCAGGCGTGTGAAGATCCACCACATTTTCATCCTGCTATTTTATTTGAAGAAGATAAAAGATTTATAATAAAAGAAATCAATGATTTAATTAAAGAAGAAAATATTAAAGATGAGGAATTTATAGAAAAAACATTAACTCCTGTTCAAACATGTTTAAATGATCCAATATGGGATTTATTTTTACCAACTGTATTTCCTACTATTAAACCAAATAGTGTAGAGGAATTAAGACATCATTTTAAAAAACATACAAGAATACAAGACAAAATTAGAAATACAAGTGCTGCGGAAAGTTTACATCCACGAATTAAAAAATATTTAATATGAATGATTTTACTAAAATTCCATTTGATGATATACAACTTGTAGGAACAAAAACCATGTTACATCATGATACCTTTACTGTGTCATGGTTATTAGGAAGATTTTGTAATTATCACTGTTCTTATTGTTGGCCATACGCGAGATCAGATAAGAAAGATCATAGACCCACAGAGTTGTGTTTAACAACAATAGATGAAATAAAACGTCAGGCGAGAGAACAAGGATTTAATTCATTTAATTGGTCTTTGTCTGGTGGAGAACCAACATTTCATCCTGGATATTTGGATATATTAAAATATCTTGCAGATGATAAATATTCTAAGAGACAGAGAATACATATGACGTCAAACTGTTCAAGAAAGATGAAATGGTTTGAAACATATATCAAATATGCTAAAAAATTTGATAGGGCTTCAATAACCGCATCTGCTCATTTTGAACATTTAGATACTGAAAAAAAGATTGAAGAATTTACAGACAAATTAGTATATTGTCAAGATAATGGTGTAAGAATTACTATTAATATGGTAATGATACCTGAGAAATTTTGGACATTAACAGATCATGTTTTATATTTTAAAGAGAGGGGTATTCATACAACTTTAAAACCCCAATCTAATCCTACGGCGACAAAAGTAGTAGATGGATATACTAAAAGTCAGTTAGACATATTGCATAATGAGTCTCAAACCCCACAAATGGAAATAGAGTTAATTGATTCGAAAGGGATTGTGCATGAAATGGATCAAGCCGAAAGATTTAATGCGTTTAATTTTAATGAATTCAAAGGCTGGATCTGTTCGTCGGGATATCGTAGTATTATTATACGCGAGCCTTGTGGGAGCATTAAGCGGTCATATTCTTGCTCTGATATACCTTTAGGAAATATTCAAACTGGATTTAAATTATTTGACAAACCTATGCCATGCATTACTGATAATTGCGTGAGTTCTGCTGATAGTAAAATACCAAAAAGAAAAGTGGGTGTACAATTACCGCTATGGCCAGGAGATACAACGTATGAGTTTTGAATTATTTAATACTCTAACAGCATATGGGGATCAAGTTAAATTAAACATATATCAAAATTCGAAGACTATGTTAGAAAGATTAATCCAATTTGATGATAATTGGACAAAATATAATCCTAGAAAACATATAAATCGTTGGGGATTGAGTGTAACTAATTTAGACGGCAATTTAGGACCTGGGCCTGATTTAGATAGTTTATATGAATATAATAAAGAAAATAATACAAATATAACTGAATCTAATTTTATTGTACCAACACCTGTTTATGATGTATTAAAATTATATTGTGATCCTTTTAAAGAATGGTTATTTAGATCTCATATTTTAAAATTAAAACCAGGCGGATTTTTTCCAAGTCATGTAGATAATATGGGATCTACAATAGATAGTTTTAGATTAATTGTCCCTTTACTAGTATGTAATCCGTTAGATGGGGGATATTTTATATATCAATATGATAATGTATTACATTGGTCTTATGGTAGTTTATATTTTTTAAATACTTGTAAACGGCATACAATATTTAATGCCAATGATGTGAATGATCATATTGTATTAATAATGAATATTAAATTAACAGAAGAATCTGTGTCAACAGTAACAAATCTAATAGAGGCATGAATTTAATTAAAAAAGAATTAAATTTATCCGGAGTCAATTTAAAAATATATGAAGGTCCTATAGGTATAAGTTGTAGCGGCGGAGCTGATAGTTCTTTGCTTTTATACTTTTTAATGAAATATTCTAATGATAAAATCTATATTTTATCTACTGGAAATAAAGCAAGACAATTTAAAAATGTTACAACAACTAATAATGTTATTCAAAAATGTATCGAATTAACCGGAAATATAAACATAGAACATCATAGTACATTTTGTGACCATCAAACATTAAGTAATATATTTGATAAATTAGATTATTATAGAAAAAATAAATTAATAAATATTTTCTATACAGGAATTACTGCTAATCCACCAAAATCTATTACTGATACATTTATAGAAGAAGTTACAGAAGTAGACAGAGATCCTACTATTATGAAAGACGTTTTACGTAATAATAATAAAGCATATACACCCTGGATTAATATAGATAAAAAGAAACTAGCCCAAATATATAAAGAATATAATTTAATAGATAGTTTATTTGTATATACTAGATCATGTGAATGGGAAGCACAAAATGTTAAAGACCCAAAATTAGGACATTGTGGTATATGTTGGTGGTGTCAGGAAAGAGCATGGGGATTTTCAATATAAAACCAATCACTAATCAACTACATAGCAAACTCCAAATATTTTGTGATAAATGTAAAGACTTGGGGTATACAAATAACTCTTCTTTTAAAGCAATGAAATTAGAATGGTGTAAAGATTGGGGAGAATATTATTGTGCTATCAAGGATGATGAAATTGTTGCGGTTGGAGGTTGTCATCCCTTACCAGAAATAAACGAAAATGGTTGGAGGATTAATTTTCGAGGATGTGAATTACCCGGAGCAAGTCCTTATAAAGGCCTGAATAAAGGTAATTGGAATACAATAACATGGAGAGATTTTATCCCAGTTTATATAGATTATTGTCATACAGATAATTTGTATATAACTACAAATATTTCCAATGAGCATAGTGGTAAGGCATTACGAAATCATAAATTAATGGGTTTATTAGCAAAACAAGGAATACTTGATAAAGTATGTGATACTATATTATATCATACAGAACAAACTATATGGAAATTAAATGTACAAGAATATGTTAAGCGAAGGAGTTTTTGTTAAAAGTAGTGGTACAACAGGAATACAAAAACATATTTTTAGGACTCCAGAAAATTTAGAGGCATGTAATAAGATAGCAATAGAATGTCAACAAATTACAAAAAAATCTAAAATTTATACTGTATGTAAAATGGAGCATGCAGGAGGATTATTGGCACAAACCTTACCCGCCTTTAGTATTGGTGCAGAGGTAACAGTTGAACAATTTAATGCTTATAAATTTGTTAAAGAAATAAACAAATATACTCATACTCATTTAGCTCCAGATCATGCAAAAGCAATTATTAAAACAAAAGGATTTAAGGATTTAAATTTAAAGGGTATATGGATTACTTGTGGTTCCAATCCTGTTGAATGGTATATTATAGAATTATTTGTAAACAAAGGAGCAACATTTATGGCAAATTGGGGCATGAGTGAAATAGGACCCCTAACAATCAATAAAGTGTTTTATAATTTGGATCAAATACAAGAAGTTAAAAGAAAAGAAACAATATTGGGTGATACGTATTATTGTGATTGGAAGATTGAAGATGATAAATTATTTGTAAGGGGAGATACGTGTATCTATGATGATTGGTATAATACAAATGATTTAGTTTATTTAAATAATAATAGAATGTATTATGATGGTAGACTTATTTGAACATGATAAATTTTTATTCATTGCATTTGAACAAGGTGCGGGTGGACATAGATTGGGCAGAAATCTTGCTAATGATAATGATGACGTATATTGGTATTCTTGTAAAGAAAATGGTATAGTTCCACTTGATACATCAATCAATGAATATTCAATATCACGCAGATTAGTTGCTCCAAATCATTTTGATAGAATGATAGACGGCAAAATGTTGCCCCCATTATTTAATGTAATTGAACCTTACTATAATGATATTGATGAATATTATCCATTATTTGAAAAACTGTTTGAGGCACGAGGTGGTTTAGAAATAATGGAAAGTGGAAAATATATAATGTATCCTGTGCATGTAACAAAGTCAAAAATAAAAGCAACGTTTCCTAATGCTAGGATAGAAGAAATAATACCAAATGATATAAATGTTGTTGTTGAGCATTATTTAAAAACTACTGCAAACTTTCCAGCTTATTTAAACTTGTCAGATTTTAGACCAAATTATCTCACATCTCATGCAAAAAGATTAGAAGAAAATAAAGATGCAGTTATGCGTGATTTATTTGAGGGTACAGATGAAGAATATAAAATGTATGTATATGAAACTCTTAAAAATTTGATAGAGATAAGAAAAAATGATTGAATTTTTAGATTTACCGGGCCCACCTTGTTTTTTAGATACTGAATCAATAAAATTAAAAGAAAATATTTGGCCAGGAAATAAAGAAATATACGGAATTTATTATTGTGAAGATGAGTTAACAAATTTTCTAAAACATTTATTTCCTGAATGTGATAATTTCAAGTATCAAATTTTAAGAAATGGTATACCCAAACATATTGATGTTGATAGGACTACAAATTATAATTATATTTTACAAGCAGGTGGCAGCAATGTAGAAACTGTGTGGTGGGACAAAGGTAAAGAACTTTATAGAACATGTATACCAGAAAAAAAATGGCACAAGTTTAATGCTGGTATAGAACATTCAATAGAAAATATTGAAACTGAAAGAGTGGGAATATCGATATTTAAATATGAACCAGATGCTGGATGGTGGTATTATCCTGAAGAGAAAATATGACACTAAAACAATATCAAGCACCGCTTAATGAAGATGATGTATTCATAAGTTTAGCAACAGAACATGTTACATGGAAAAATTTACATAACATGTTAGATGAAAAAATTGAAATTTTAAAAAAACACGGATTGGGACCTCATGTTGTTTTTGTAGTAGCTGAAGAAGTTAAAACTCTGGATGATATGTTATGGATTCTTGCTAGTATAAAAAATGGTGGATCAGCTAGTCAAGCTTCAGCAGATCAATCAAATATAGAATTAAATTCTTTAATTGGTGACAGTAATGCCAGTTGTGTTATACGTTCAAATAAAATTAAAATGTTACATGAACCAGATAGTGAGGGCAAAATTCCTCCCACATTATTACACCCCAATGAGATGTATAGAGGAATGACTAGTGGTACTACAGTAAAACCCATATTTGAATTATGGCCATTTTTTTGGGATTATGAGGATCATGCTCAAGCTAATGTTAATGGGGAAACATTGAGAGGGTGTACAATGGGTTCTATGACCGGACATTTGAAAGAAGTAGCCCCTGAACTTTTTAATAATAAAAGACCCATAATGTTACAAAATGGAGGATTTGAATCAACCTATCTTGTTTGGAATTTAGCTAGAGCTTATTATACAGGCGGAACAATTCATTTTATAAATGAAACAGTGGATAATATTCCAGAACAATTTCAAAAAGTGAAACCAAATCTTGTGGCGTCTTATCCTAATGCTGTAAAAAGATTACTTGATGCATGTCCTGATGATTTTGATTTTGAGGTAGATTATTGGGAATTTGCTGGAGGGCATACGGGAGAAAATATTATTAGAGATATTGAGAAAAAGTTTAAATGGAAAGTAATTTATAATGTAATGGCGAGCACTGAAGCGGATTGTCATACAAGATCTGAATATAGGCCAGGAGATTCATTAGATAATTTTTATGGTTTTTATAAAACTTATTATTGGGGAGAATTAAAAGTAGATGATGGGGGCGTATTGTGGTACAAGTATGGACTTAATGATTGGATGACTGATGGTGATAAAATGAAAATTGCGAACGGAAAATGGTATTATGATGGTAGAGTTTTTGATGATGTAATTTTTATGAAAGATGGCGTAAAAGTTTACACAGGATTAGTAGAGGCTCAAGCATTACTAGAACCAGGAGTTAATGAGGTATCAAGTTGTTCTCGTGATGAAATACATTATGTAATTTATACAGGATCGGCTGATATTAATAATCTTGCTAAACGGTTTGAAGAACTTCAAGAATATAAACGACCACATAATATATATCATGTTACTGATAAATTGTATTATGGTGGAAAAACGAAACATCAAAAATCAAAATTAGTAAGTTTGTTAAATGATTTTCCTAATGAAATAATATCAACATTGAGTATTAAACCACATAGTGAAATATAAATGCAAGTAGGTGATTTATTAATTATGGATCAATTGTACACTATACATAGACGTTCACATATTGTGAATAAGTCTAGAGAATTATGGAGAGTCGCATTTGACTACACAACTATTATAAAGGAATAAAATATGACTTGGCTTGATGAAGTTTATAGTAAAAGTGTTGAAGAATTATATAAGGATTGGGATTATCACACTTGGTGCACGAAGGTTGGTTGGATGGAAGGTCCTATACGTTATGCATGTGATTGGGTAAATGAGAATTTTGAATTAGGTACTGAAATAGCAGATGTTGCATGTGGTAATGGTCAGATTGGTATTGGTTTTAATAATAATGATTATATTATAGATGGATATGATGTTAATCAAAAAATGATTGATACATTTGAGGCGACCAATTACCGTGACATAATTTTGCATGATATGAAAGAATTTCCATTACCAAGAAAATATAAATGTATAACAATTATTGGAGGATTTAACAAATCACATCTTCAATCAGATACAGCAAAATTCTTTTCGGATTCTTTAGAAAAAAATGGAATGATGGTAGCATCAGTATCAGCTCATGGAAATGATGATCCTCTTACAGCATTTGGATGGAGAGATCAAGAATATTTGGATATTATTTCTTCAGAAAAAGTTGATTCCATACTTACTGAAGATGAAGGACAACAACGGCATTTTATGACCGTATTTAAAAAATGTTAAGAAAGAAATATGAATAATTTTGATAATATTTTATGGATGCCAGTCGACATTCCAAAATATCAATATAAAAAAGATCTTATAGATAATTTTGTTGGTGACTCACCGCCGGATGATGGAACAGGTGCTCAAGCATTTCAATATCAAAAATTTACTACAACAAATAAAAATTATAGTAAATCATCGTGGATTGAAGAATCTTCTCTAACAAAATATATTGATAAAAATTTACCAATTGATCATTTAGTTAATGTTAGAATTAATAATTATTTAAAAGCTACTGAAATGCATATTGATTTTTTAACACCAGATAAAAACGCAGATTTATGGAAACATGAAAAAAGTTTACAACCATGTGGCTATCGAATGACAATACAATATGATAACAATATTAAAAATCCTTATATTCAAAAAAATAATGGAGAAACAGTTTTAGCTAAAATGCCAATAGATACTGATTGGTGTGTTATACGAAGTACAGATACAACTCATGGTGGTAATTATGATCCTGATAGATTTATACTTTTTACTCATTTTTGGGTTAATAAACAAAAACACTATGAAATTTTAAAAAGAAGTATCAACAAATATAAGGACTATATTATATACGAAGAAGAATAGAAATGTCAGTAACAACCATAGTCATATTCACAAATACTACAGGAACTACTTATTCAACTGTCGTGGAAGCAAAGATGGCATTTGAGAAGGCGAATCCTCATATAGTTAATACATTCGATGCGGAGCTCTCCCAATCTAAGACTTTAGGAATTAATACGAAATTTAAAAAAGTAATAGAAGGCGCTGGAGTAAAAGAAATTAGGACGATAGCAAAAGGGGGCGACGAGATAGATGATTCCTGGAATTCTTATCTGTATGAAAAACACATACAAGAATTGACAGTCGATAAAACTGGTTTTAAAATTACTAGAACATGGACTGATGAACGATGGGCAATTGTTCAATCAATTCCAGTTCCTGTAGTAGGAAACGGATGGAATCGAATAGAAATTTAAACTTTATATAAATATAAATGTAACCATATAAATAAAAGGAATTTAAAATGTCTGCAAGACTTATTGTAACTTTTCAAAAATCTTTTTCAAAATTAGATTTTTCATCATTTGAAACTTTATCTGAGGCTTTAGCAATGTTCAGTGATGACATTGCCGCCGCCGCCAAAGGACAGTATCTACTGGCATCTGACAATAATATAAATGATGATCTAGAAAATGGTGATTTAGTAGTAACTGACGAGCTTACGCAAAATGGAAATGGATTTCAAAAAACATTTATATTTTCTGACAAAAGATGGGACCAAATAAAAGATGAACCTCTTGATACATTGCCTGCAGGAATTGGGTGGACTAGAACAGTAGAGAAAGCACATTATATTATAAGTGAGACAGGTATTCCTGATGCAAATGACTATGCAAAGAGAGTATGTGATAATTGTCAAACTATATTTAATAATGAAGCTAAAGAAGTATTTCCCGTATAAAGAATTATAAAAATTATGTTTGAATTGTTGATGTGGACTATATTGGGTTCACTTTATGGATTATTTATAGGTATAATTCCCGTTTCAGGTCCCACCAAAGCACTAATAATGCTGTTTAGTGTTGTAAATCACTTTTCACATATACCATATGAATTTGTCGCATTTTCTATGGCAGCGGTTGTTGCGTGCACAATAGGGGATAGTTTTTCAGGAGTTTATATTGGAATTCCCGGATCTAATTCTTCTGCGGCGACAATGGTCGATGGATTCCCACTCACCAAAGCAGGACAAAGTTCTTACGCAATTAGTTTAGCATTAACCACTAGTGGTATACAAGGTATTATTTGGTTTGTTCCATTTCTTATTGTTCTTCCATTATATGAATATATTTTACAATATATGAAAGTTCCTGAGATGTGGGTTATTATATTGTTTAGTTTTTTGAGTGTAAGTTTATTATCAAGTAATAAACCATTAAAAGGTATTTTAGCAGTAATTATAGGTGTTGGTTTAGGATCAATTGGTTCTGATGTTACAGGAAATCCAAGATTTACATTTGGAATGGAATATTATCTTTATGACGGTATAGGTATTGCAGTATTGGCATCAGGATTATTTTGTATTCCAGAATTATATACATTGTGTAAATTTGATATGAAATCTGTTAAAGAAAATAGTGACTTTAAACAAATAAAAAAAGGTATAATTGATGCAATACGTTTATGGAAACATGGTTTTGTTGGGGGATTAATTGGGTTTTTCTATGGACTATTGCCGGGATATGGTGGTGGCGGTTCAGAATGGATTTCTTATAGTATAGCGACAAAAATGAAAAGGGTATTTTCAACTCCATTTGGTAAGGGCGCGCCAGAAGGTATAGTCGCACCAGAAGGAGTTAATAATGCCGGCAAGGCAGGAGCATTAATACCCACTATTCTCATAGGTATTCCTGGTGCAACATGGGCAATGATCGCGATGGGATTATGGGAATATATTGGATTTCCTATGGGAGATTTATATATATTAGAGGATAAAAATTTTATAAATTCTATAATAATTGGTTATCTAGTCGGCACTATTTCAGTTACATTTTTTGGATTATTATTAGCTGGGCCGATATCTAAAATATTTCGTATCAATAAATATTTTTTCATAGCATTTGTTGCACTTGTTACATGGTGGGCAATAATAAGTTCAAATTTTTATGAATTTATTTTAGAAGATTCAATATTTTTTATTGTGTTTTCATTTTGTGGGTTTATGCTGAAGCATTTTAAAATTAGCAGGCCAGCGGTATTGTTGGGATTTATTTTGAGTGAAAGATTAGAACAATTTTCATATCAATTGATAGATTTGTATAGTTTTCAAGAAATAATTATAAGACCATTCGTTATTATAATAATGTTGTTATCAATATTGATGGTCATTTTGAGTAAAAAAGTAAAGGTGGATTATGTTTAAATTTATTCAATTAGTATTATGTATGTTGTTTGTTTTTGGTACAATGGTTATGGTCAGTCAGGTTAATGCTGATACAATGTATGCAGTTATTCCTAGTTCACCAAAGCCAGGAGGAACCTCGAGATGGGCATGGCTTTGGGGTAAACATATGAATAATAATTTATCAGGTAATATTGAACAAATAGATTTTAAATATATCCCAGGAAATAGAGGAAAAAATGCTCTAAGAAAATTTGAAAGTAAATTGAAATACGGTAATTATATGATGACTAGTCATGGTGGAAATGCTATGGCAACATTATTAGAAGATGTTGGAAATTATGATTTTAGAAAATATAAACCAATATTAATTCATCCTGGTAATATGCTTATTCCCAAAAGGATAGATTATAATCCAAAATTCCATAAACAAAAATTCGCACTTAATCCTGGGGGTGGATCAGAACCAGACCATTTCGCGGCGGGACTAATGGTGTGTCCAGAGACTAATGATATGGATAAATTTATGAAATGTTTTAAAGATAGAGTAATTATTGTTAAAGGTATGAAAAGTGGAGGAGCGCGGATTGTAGCATTTGTAAATGGAGAATTGAATGTAAGTAGAGACACCTTTCAGAATTATACAGGTAATGCAAAATATAAAAAAGCATTATCTAACAATGAACTTGAAATATGGTTTCATCATTGTCAAATGAATTATAAAACAGGTCAATGGGTAGATGATCCAAATCCTGAACTTAAAGGATTATGTTTCGATTATATATTTGAACAAACTCATGGATTTAAACCCAAAGGAGAGGTTTATGATGCATATGTTTTATTGAGATTGTGGAGAGATGGTATTCAAAAAAGTTTTTTTGTGACTAAGGATAGTGTATATTATCATGATATGGTAACAATTGCAACAAAAACGTGGTTCGATGAGGAATTTCAAAAAGAAAGATTAAAAAAATTAGGAAATTATGGGGTATTTATTGGACAAGACTCTGAGTTTATTGTAAAAAGAATGTATGAAGCGGTAAATGAATCAACATTAAAAAATGCAGTAAGATTTGTTAATGAAGGACTAGGTTATAAAGCAGTAGTTAAACACATTCATTCTCCTTAATCCATTCTGAATAAATTCTAGCGTCATCCCATAACATTCCCATAACTGTGCATCCATATTTTTTTGCCCATTTATAATTCAGATCAAATGTCCAAGGAAAAAATGTAATATTTTCTTGATTTTTCCAACGATGATCATTTAGTCCTGGATTTTGTCTCCAATATAATCTTCCACCAACTTTGGTTAATTTTACAGCTTTTTGTACTTGTGGCTCAACATCTTCTATAGATCCAAAATTTAAACTACCGAGACATAAAACCACATCCCATTGTTTACCGTCAGCATCGAATTTTTCAATAGATATTACTTCATCTGCACTGTCATTGGCGGGATCAATACCATATAATTTATCACCATAACGTCCTTTAAAGAGATTATAACCACAACCTATATCAAGTATGGTTTCATTATTTGATATTTTGTTTAGAAGTTCCCAACCGCTATAAGAATATTTGCTCCAATTAGGTTTCCAATCATTTTTAAAGTAGTCAATTACCATCCCAATTCTTCCATTTTAGTTGGATCTGCACAAGTTATATTAGATTCACCTTCAACTTTCCTAAACGGTAACACCTTATTATACCCTATCTTTTTCAAAAAGTCAAGGGGGGATATTGGTTTTCCGTGACCAATTTCATAAAGTTCTCCACCAACTCCTTTATCTATTAGTATTTTAATGGCTCTACAAACTTCATATACATGAGTAAAATCTCTTTTATGTTCAGTAATATAGTCTAATTTACCTTCTATGGCTAGTCCATATAACATATCTTTTCTATACTTATAATCTCCCCAAACAGTAAAAAACCTCATAATAACAACATTTTCCGGCGCCATAAGTTCACATGCATATTTGGAACATGCATATGGACTTTTAAGATCTTGTACAGAAGAAGTAGAAGCAAATAATATTTTTGTATCTTTATAGTGGTCAAATATTCTTTTAGTTGTTTTTATATTATTATCTAAATATTTTTTAGGATTTTTATGACTCTCTCTAACACCTGTTGAACCGGCTAAGTGTATTACACAGTCAACTTTGGGTAGGGGGGCAGTTAATAGATCATTTGGGTAATCAATTCCATAAATATTATGATATGAATTAAGAAAATTGTAAAGGTTAGATCCAATGAAACCATTATGTCCAGTAATCAAAATTTCCATAAACTTACCTTACTAAATAGTTAATATAACATATATTAACGCCGTTATAGGAACATTATGTCAGCTACACAACCAGCGTCAAGAACAGAATTAAGAGAATATTGTTTAAGGGCATTAGGGAAACCAGTTATTCAGATCAATGTTGAAGAGGATCAACTGGAAGATAGATTGGAAGAAGGTCTTCAAATGTATCAAGAATTTCATGGAGATGCCACAATTAAAACATATTTAAAACACGAAATAACACAAGATGATATTGATAACTCATACGTTACATTATTAGAGGCAACTATTGGTGTTATAGCCGTTTTTCCTTTGGATAGTGGATCAACAAAGAACATGTTTGATGTTAGATATCAATTATATTTAAATGATATTTATGATTTGACCAAAACTTCAATAGTATCATACTATCAAGTACAACAACATTTAGGAGTACTTCAAGAAGTATTTAGTGGGAAACCAGGAATGAGATTTTCTAGGCATCAGGATAGATTATATGTTGATGTTGATTGGTCTAAGGAATTTAATGTGGGGGATTATCTTGTTGCTGAATGTGTACAAATCGTTGATCCAACTACACATACGGATGTTTTTAATGATATGTGGTTAAAACAATACACTACAGAATTGTTTAGAAAACAATGGGGAAACAATTTAATTAAATATCAAGGTACACAATTACCTGGAGGAACCACTTTAGATGGTGGTAGAATTTTAGATGAAGCTAAATCAAATATAGAAATATTGTTACAAGATTTAGAAGGAAAATATCAATTCCCAGTCGACTTTGCAGTAGGATAATAAATGCCAGTATCTACATATTTTCAAAATGTTGATTTTCAACCAGAACAAAATTTACTGAACGATTTGGTAGAAGAATCGATTAAAATACATGGAATAGATATAAGTTATCTGCCTAGAACATCAGTCGCAGTAGATAATTTGTATAGTGAAGACGTCGCTTCTAAATTTACAGGAGCACATATAATAGAAATGTATATAGATTCAACTGATGGATTTAGTGGTGAAGGTGATATGGTAGGACAATTTGGGCTTGAAATACGAGATCAAGTAATTTTAGATGTTGCTCAAAGACGGTGGAAAGATGAAGAAATAGTAGGAAGACTTGATAGACCATATGAAGGAGATTTAATATATTTTCCATTAAATGATAAATTATTTGAAGTTAGATTTGTTGAACACGAAAAGGTATTTTATCAGTTGGGGAATCTTCCAATATATACTCTTACTTGTGAAACGTTTGAGTACAGTCATGAGGATATCGATACTGGCATTTCAGCAATCGATGATATTGAAGTGGATTATGGATATTCAATGGACTTGGTATTTACTTCAGGATCAGGAAATTATTCGACGGGAGAAACAGTCAACAATGGCGAAGCTTCGATGAAAGTTTTGTCTTGGAATGCTACTACAAAAACTTTGAGAGTTGGAAATATTGTTGGTACTATTACTACAGTATATGATGTTGTGGGTGCATCAAGTACTGCATCTTGGTCTATGACAGCAGTGCCGAATAATCAGGTAATTCTAACAGATCCACTGGCGAATAATTTAGGAATTCAAACTGAAAGTGATTCAATATTTGATTTCACTGATAGAGATCCATTTTCTGAAGGTAACATATAATGTTTGGAACATCAACGTATCATCAAACAATCAGAAAAATGGTTGTTGCCTTTGGTTCTTTATTTAATGATATTTCAATTAAAAGAGTCGATTCAAATAATGTTGTATTTGAAACCATAAAGATTCCTGTTGCATACGGCCCAAAACAAAAATTCATGGTTAGAATAGCGAATCCTACTCTTACAGGAACCGCAGCAATAATTTTACCTAGAATTGGGTTTATGATGAGTCAGATAATGTATGATGGAACAAGAAAATTGAATACCGTTGGTAAGAATGCTTCTTCTATATCTGGAACAATGAGAACACAATATAATCCTGTTCCTTATAATTTTATTTTTGATTTGGCTATTTTAGCAAAAAATGCAGAAGATGCCGCACAAATTGTTGAACAGATTTTACCAAATTTTACACCAGAATTTACAGTAACTATTAAAACTGTACCTTTAATGGATATCGCAGTCGATTGTCCTATTATATTAAATTCTGTTAACTATACAGATGCGTATGACGGAGATTTTGAAACTAGAAGATCTTTATCATGGGATATGCAATTTACAATGAAAAGTTTTCTGTATCCAGAATTATCGACTGCTGGAAAACAAATTAAGGAAATATCTCTTCAATTAATAGTTCCTGGGAATGTTGCGGGAGAGGTGACTCCAGATATTGGTTCTTTAGATGCAATTCTTATGGAAGATAGTACAGCATTTACAACTAATAGCGTAATATCTGAAGATTCAGAAACACTTTATTTAGAATCTACAGACGTAAATTTATTAGGAAATACATCAACACAAACAACTGCAACTCTTGGAATAAAACCCAAACCAGAGGATGCGGCGATGGATGATGATTTTGGGTTTAGTTTAACACTTGATGGAGACGATGTAGCATGGACGTAAAAGATTTAGTTCAAGAAGTTTTGGTTGAAGATCCAATAACAACTCTTCCAGAAAAGGTAGAAAAAAGATTAACAGTAGATTCAGATGATGAGGATTTTAAAACTGATTACACATACTCAAGAGAAAATTATTATAATCTAATGGAAAAGGGGCATGACGCATTAGATGAATTATTAGAAATAGCAAAATCGACTGAACATGCAAGACATTTTGAAGTTGCTTCACAGTTGATTAAAAATCTTGGTGAAACTAATGAAAAATTGATAAATCTTCAAAAAGTTAAAAAAGAATTAACAAATAAAGGACCAACAGGACCAGCATCAGTTAATAATAATTTGTATGTTGGATCAACTACAGATTTATTAAAGTTGATAAAGGATAAGAAGAATAAATGATAAATTTTAAAGAATATCTCAAAGAAACGCGTTTAGACAGAAAACTTGACAAAGCAGTTAGTGATGAAATCAAGAAACGTAAACTTGCAAGACATCCAGTAAATGCAACTGATGATATTGGTATGAGAAGGGGTAAACCAACCTTTAAATTTCCATCACCAACGAGTAGTATGGTAATTCATGTTTGGCTTAGACCAATGGCAAAACCAGCATCAAATGATACAAAAGCATTTAATTATCAATTGGAAGATAAATGAAAGAAGAAGAATTAATATCTAAACTTGTGTTAATATCATTCACATGTTTATGGTTTATAGTTCTATTCACATTTGGATTACTTATATATCAATCACTGTCACATACAGATCAGATTGAACAACTTATAAAATCTATAGAATTTTTTAATAGAATTGAAGGAAAATAAAGGTAACATAATATGATTGATTTATTTAACACTTCTGAAATGATGATGCTTGGATTGGTATTATTTTCATCATTTTGGATATTTCTGTTTAATTACAGACAGGATAATAAGGATAAGTATAGCGGTCATGGATGGTTGATTTTACTTGATTTAGTAATTAATATGGGAATGTCAGCAACT